ATATGTCTTCAGGTAGCTGGCGGAATGAGACCTGAATTTGGCTTGTGGGGATTTGAACACGTCGAATACAGTCAAAGAATACATGACTTAGGACTAACTCCTAAACCATTTATGGATGTAAAAAATAGTCTTGATTTATTTGATGTTTTAGATTGGCGTTTTGCCGTCGATTCGTCTTTATCAATTAATGAAAGAAGACAAAGCGGTAAAATAAATTTAAAGCTTTACGAAGAGTTCTCAAAACATCCTGAATTTGTAAACTACAAATGAGAATATTTTACTCAAATCCTTTTAGTTTAGACAAAGACATTGGCAAAGCCTACAACGAATACTTGGCCAGCCTGAATGCAAACGACGAGGATTGGATTGTTTTACAGGATGGCGATATTTTGTATTTGACTCCTGATTGGGGCAAAAGAATAAACGATGCTTTGTCTTTAGATGGATACAAATTTGGGTTGGTTGGATGTTATACCAATCGGCTAAGGTCAAAACATCAATTGCATGGAAAAGCCTTTAGCAACGATTTAAACATTAGAAATCATTACAATATCGCTATGTCATACGGAGGGGGTGGGGTGCAAGAAATTAACGAGTACATTGCTGGGTTTTTTATGGCATTTCAATACAAGACCTGGAAAAAAATTAAGTTTGTCGAAAATAGTTTGGCTTTTGATTCATTGTTTTCGATGAGAGTTAAAGAGCTTGGCCTAAAGATTGGTTTAATCCGTTCGCTTTACGTTTTCCATAGTTATCGACCTTGGACTGATTTTGAGCCTTGGAATGAGAAAAAACATTTAATGAAATAAATAGTATCTTTATGATAAAATTATTAATTGACCTGGCTCCCTTTCAGAAAGGCGAAATATTGACCGTAGGAAAGACCTACGACACCTATTTGGTAGATAAAGGCTTAGCGGTTTGGATTAAAGTGGATAAACAAGACTATAAGAAAAAATGAGCGTAGTAAGACCCCTCGACATTAGATACAGTTACCAAGTAGCAACGGAGCCAATTACTTTGGCAGAAGCTAAGGCCTGGATGCAAATTGATTTCTCAGATTGGGACACATTGATTACTAACGAACTAATCCCAGCGGCTAGAATTGAAAGTGAGAAGGCAAGCGGAATGCTTTATGTGCAAAGAAATGTTGTTGTAACAGATAATAAAACTGGCCAAAGAATTTACCCAATTGGCCCTTGGGTGGCTGATGTAACAACGGACGAAACAGAGGTAGCCAATTACACCTATACGGCTGGATTTAATAACTCCAATCCATTACCACAAGATTTGCACGTTGCGATGCTTAAAAGAATTGCAACGGATTTTGCTTATCGTCAGAATTTATTAAGTGCCCAAGAATATTACGCCCAAAAGGCTAGTATTTCAACCGAGTTAAAATATAGAGCGGACTTATTCGTATGATAAACTTTGGAAAATACGACCAAAAGGTGCAGTTTGTTTCCTTTCAAACTATAAGCGACGGAGCTGGAGGCACAACCGTTACTCCAGGTACTTTCTTATCTACGTTTGCATCGGTTAAACAGACTAGAGCTGGGAACGCTTTGGAAGCTGGAGAAATGGTATTGCCAAATACATACCAAATTGCAATTCAATATCGTGTCTCTTTTGTACCTAGCGAAAACTACCAGGTTTATTATCGGAGCAAGTATTACAAAATAACTGGCGTACAATTAAATGATGAGCGCCAACACAAAGAGTACATTATAAACATGGTTGGAGTGTAATGGCGGTTACTGTAAAAGGCTTGGACGCGGCTTTAAAAGACTTAGACAAGCAAGAGGATATTGTAATTGAGGCCGTAAAAGATATTTTGGCAAGAACGGCAACCGATATTGAGATTGAGGCAATTAGAAACGCTCCAAGTACGTGGAATGGTTTACCATTAAACATTAAGCAAAGGATTGACAAGGTTGTTGAGGAGAACGGTTTAGCTTGGAGAGTTGGCGTGCAGTCAGGAGACCCAGTGTTTGAGATTGAAGCTTGGTTGGAATTTGGAACTGGATTAAGCGCAAGAGAAATTCTTTCTAATCCACAATACACGCAAGAGGTTCGAGACATTGCCAGGAGATTTTATCGAAACGGACAAGGCCGTATTATTGGCCGACCTTATTTAATGCCAGCCTTTTTTAGGAATACCGCTAACTTAGTGACGGATATTGAGAACGAAATAAACAAAGATTTAGGATGAGAGAAATAGCTACGGACATACGAATTGCAATAATTAATGCAATCACGCCTTTGACTCTTAGCGGAGTTACTTTGCCCGTTTACGATACGGAGTTACCTCCTAGCATTAATCCAGCGAACTACCAAGGCTCGGCCGCTTTCGTCCTTATTACAGACCAAAACGAAGCCGAGACAACAAACAACGATTGCTCTATTAGACAAAACGCAACCGTACAAATTAATATTGTTACAAAATTTGCACAAGGTAACGGAGGTAAAAAGCTTTCTGAAAATATTTCTAATGCCATTCAACAAAAAATGACTTTAGATTATTTGACATTACCAGGCGATTTGCAAGCGATAAACATTACAAAAAACTTTAGCAGAACTCAAATTGAGCAAGGGAGTAGCCAAATCGCTTACCAAAAAATCTTGTCTTATACCCTAGATATTTTCCAAGTATCTTAGTAAATAAAAATTTATGTATATTTGTTAAAACGAATAAGCAATGGCAACATATCAATTAGGCAATTTCTTTACTTTCGAGTGGAACAATCTTCCAGTCGTTTGTAAAACCTCCGCTTCTGTTTCAATTTCCAATGAGTCTGTAATCGTTAGAAACGATTGCACTGGCGATTATGGAGTAAGACTAGAAGGTGGCGACAAGTCAGGCTCTTTCTCTTTCTCAGGAGACCTAGATTTTGCATCTACTGGAGCATCCAACCTCTCAGCTTTTGACTTGATGGAAGACATCGGAAAAGTATTTGAGTTGGTTTTTGGTGGTACTGAGTCAGGTGACAAAATCATTACAGTTGACGCACAATTAAACTCAATTGAGATTACTGCGGAAAGAAACTCTCAAGTTTCATTCTCAGGAACTTTTGACTTTGCTGGCGCTCCTGTTATTAGCGTTATACCAACCTAAACAAAATATATGGCTAAGTACCATTCAGCTCCTTTTAAAGAAGGGGAGATTTTCTTTTACCCAAATCTTGGGTCATTGGCAAACTTTGAGGATTTTACAGGATTAGGAATTGCAGAGGCATTTACTGGCAACGCAATACCGAAACTGGATTATATTTACGCTTTGTTACACGAATGCCACAAAGTTGCTTGCTTGCGTAAATCAACAAATCCAGTTGCTTTAGATGAGTTAAAAGTTTGGGTTGAGGGCAAAGATGTAATGAAGTTGTTTAACGATGTTTTGGCCGACTTGCTTTTGGAGTTGGGCATTGGTGAAAGCCAAGAAAAAAAAACATAAATGAAGACGAGAGCGAAGATTATTCCGCTCGAGAAAATTTAATGTTGCTCGTAGGACGTACTAAGGTGCCCTATGAGCAACTTTTTTGTTTAAGCCGTAAAGAGTTAAAGGCATTAATAAAAGGCCACGAGATTGACCAAAAAGACATGATTGAGGCAATGAGAGTTCAAGCGGTAATTGGTTTACAACCTCATTTAAAAAAAGGAGCTAACCTAGAACTAACAAAACTTTGGCCATTGCCTTGGGATAAGACGGCAAAGCATTTAGAGTCAACACCGCAAGACTTTGCGAAAGCAAAGAAATTGTTGGAAATTGCAAGTAAACTAGAAAGAAATGGCAAATCCAAGAATAGAGGTTGAGATTGGAGCAAACGTAGTTGGTTTAACCAATGGCGTAAATACTGCAACAAGTCAACTTGACAAGTTAGGGAAAGCGGCTCAAACAACGGCACCACAAGTTCAAAAGCTAACCCAGGCGACTCAAGGTTATAATTCCGTTGGTATAGACTTTGCTCGAATTGTACAAGATGCTCCTTTTGGAATTATTGGTGTAGGTAACAACATTACTCAGCTAGCTCAATCTTTTCAAACTTTAAAGAATACTACTGGCTCAACAAGCGCAGCTTTAAAACAGTCTTTTGCCTCAATATTTAGCTCAGGAAATGCCTTAATTTTAGGTATTTCTTTGCTTACTACTGCATTTACTATTCTCCAGCAAAAAGGATTCTTTAAAACTGAAGAGGATGCTAAAAGCTTAGATGAGACATTAAAGGCCTACCAAGATACATTGACTGGAGTTGCCGCGGCTACTTTAAAAGGAGCGCAAGATGCACAAAAGGAACTTGCAGTTTTAAAAAGCTTAGAATTACAAGCCACAAATACGGCAGTTAGTACGGATAAAAGATTAGCCGCGGTTAATGAATTGCAAAAGCTTTATCCTGACTATTTTGGCAATCTTACAAAAGAGCAAATTTTAAATGGTCAAGTTGGCGAGGCTTATTTAAAGGTCGCGGCTAATTTATTGGCTAAAGCAAAAGCACAAGCGGCAACCAATCAAATTGCTCAAAATGGGATTGATTTATTAAGAATTGAGACAAAATTAGAAGAGCAAAGAGCGCAAAGATTGCAAGAAACCTCAGCGGCTCAGGCTCAATTAGACGCATTAATTCAGAAAAGACAAAAAGAAGGTTTTCTAACTCAGGGAGATTTGCAGAGATACGATACTTTGATAAAAAGTATTAATAAAGCAAATGAGTCTTTAACTGAAGAGACAACTTTACAAGCAGAAATAACAAGAATAAATAAAGAAAATAACCAATTAACTCAAGAGATTACAAAGCAATTACAAGCTGGAGCTTCAGTTGTAAATACAAAGTTGGCAACAACAAAAGCCGTAAATGCAGAAAAGGAAAAGGAGTTAAAACTAGAAGATGAATTAATTGCACAAACTGAGTTAGGTAATCAATTAAGAAACGACGCATTTAAAAAGCTTCAAACAATTACTTCCGAGCTTGCCCCATCTTTGGGCAAATTACAAGAAATTGATTTAAGTAAAATTCAGATAGCGCCTGAAATAGCAGATATTGACGACTCAAAATTAACGGCTTTTGTTTTAAGGCTTGCTCAGTTCAATTCTGAGGTTGCTGGAGTTATTGAAGGAGGGGCGCAACAAACTCTTGGAGATTTTGCCTTTGCAATTGGTGACGCTTTGGCAAGTGGTGGCAATGTAGTAAAAGCGGCTGGAGCTGCTTTGCTTGGCGGACTTGCTGGAGTTTTAAATCAATTAGGACAACTTGCAATTGGGACTGGTTTGGCAATTGCTGGTATTAAAAAGGCTTTGCAAACGCTTAACCCAGCGGTCGCAATTGGAGCTGGAGTTGCCTTAATTGCTTTGGCTGGTTTTGTATCGTCTAAAGCTAAAAGCCTGGGAGGTTCAAGCGGAGGAGGTGGTGGAGGTGGAGGCGGCGGCTCTTCAGTTGGAAGCTCAGGAGTTGGCGGAGGCTCTTCATTTACAGGAGGCGCTCAAGGTGGTTTATTTCAACAAAACAGAGATGTAAGCGGCGAGTTTGTAGTAAAAGGCCAAGACTTGGTTTATGTGCTTGGCCAAGCTAATAATAGGATAAATAAAGGCTAATGGCTAACGATTATAGATTACTCCTTTCCGTTCGAGAAGGTCTTGGCACGATTACGGTTAACGGCGTTACTCCTTTAGAATATTACACCGAAGGCGATTCGCTTACAATTGCAGTTGCGCCCGAGTCGGGTTATCATACGGCAATGTGGTATAGCTCTCCAGGCAATACCTTTTTGTCTTCTAGCTTGTCTTTTAGCTACACTATGCCAAGTGAGGATGTTAAAGCGTACGTTGTTTTAACTGGACAAAATGCGCCTGTAAATGACTACGGATTAAAATACGAAGGAGGTTACGCGACAAACTACGGAGGTAATGTTTGGAACTTGCAAATACTTAAAGCTGGCTATTCTGGAGCGGTTACTCCTTTGCAGATTAACGATATTACCTACAATTGGGGAAATACTGGAAACGACCCATTAGAGACAATTATAGGCTCCTCGGTTGATTTTACAATTGCTGGCGAGACTGGAGATTTTAACGAATTTTTAGTTGGTGGTAATAGGACTTGGAAGGTTGCTTTAAATCAAATCGGAGCAAACAACGATATTACAAATTGGCAACAAGTAACCAATACCAATAACTTTATAGATATTGCTTATGGAAATGGAGTTTTTGTTGCTACTAGGTCAAACGGAGTACATTACTCAAATGACGGAATAACTTGGAATGCAACTAACCCAGTTGGATTTGTTGGCGGAAAAATTGTTTTCGGTAATGGATTGTTTGTAAATGTTTCTAATTCGGGTGGAAGCGGCCAAGTTTTTACCTCTCCTGACGGATTTATTTGGACTAGCAGAACGGCTGCATCAAATGATACTTGGAGCGCAATTACTTACGGAAATGGCTTATTTGTTGCGGTTGCAAGCTCTTATACTGCTGGAGGTGGAATTATGACATCTCCCGACGGGATTACATGGACTTTAAGAGTTGGCGTTGGTGGTGGTGGATTTACTGGAGTTACTTATGGCGCTGGTACTTATGTGGCTACTAAAACAGGCTCTCCAGGCACAATGGTTATTTCTTACGATGGTTTTACTTGGTCTGACCAAACAACTGGAATATCTAGCCTAACAGTATTTTATGCTAATGGTATTTTTACAACTGGCAAGCATTATTCCACAGATGGCTCAACATGGATTGCTGCAAGCTCTCCAAATTTCCCAGTAAAAATAACTTACGGAAATGGCTATTTTATGGCCGTTACAGACACCGAAATAAAATACCTATATTCTGTTGATGGAATAAATTGGATAGCTGACACCCCTCCAAATACATCAAATTTTAAAGGTGTAGCATTCGGGGAGAATACATTTGTTTCAGTTGGTAGCGGAGGCACAAATAGAATAAATTATTTATTATTTGAAGGGCAAATTTCTTTCTTTAGCGGTTACATAGCGCCCGACTTTATTACATCACAATTTAAGAGCGGCCCTAAGCTTTTCTCTTTTACTGCAATTGATGGATTGAAAGGTTTTGATTCTATACGCTCAAATTTTACCTCTTGGCCTGACCCTAGAACTCAAGCCTTATCGGCAGTTGTTGGCGCTTTAAATCAATCCTTTGTTGAGCAAAGACCAGTCTTTATTGGTTGTGAAATCCACGAGGCTAGGATGGACTCAGACGAAAGCGTTTTCCGTCAATTTAACGTACCACAAAATGCAATTTTTACCGATGGACTAGACGCTAAATTTAGCAACGGCGTAAGGATTGAAAACGAACAGTTGTATTTAAAAGACACAATCGAGAGAATGGTTAACCCTTTTCTTTGCCGCGTGTTTTTATGGAAAAATCAATTTTACGTTGTAAGATTGACAGAATTAGGTAAGCTATCATACAAGATGTACGAATTTTTGCCCGATTTAAGTTTAACAGCAACAAGTACAATTGTAAACGGAGACGATTTAAACGCAGACATTAACTCTCCTGAAGAGACAGCAAGAAGAGTATTTACAGAGTTTAACTCTTATCTAAATTTAGGAGTATTAGACCCAAATAGCCAAGGCGGAATATTTGACGCTAAGTTTGCGATTGAGGAGTGGAATTTAAACGGTGTAGGCTCAACTTACGACGGAATTTACCAACTAAAGCTTTGGGATTATCACAAGGCAATCCCAACTAACCAGCCGTCAAGCGTTCCAAGTGGAAGTACTGCCTTAGTGCAATACGTTTCAGGTGGAGGTGAGTATGTGCAAATATGGACAACAACCACAACCGCTGGAATTGCAGACCCTAACTTATCTTGGATTTCTGCAAGCACAAACACAACTGGAGGAGCAATTACAATTGCAGAGGAGACCGCCAATACTATTTCTTTGACCTTTCAATACATGGTTGAAAGAGTAAGCACGAGTTACGCAATAACTCCTGGCGCTCATGCCATTGGATTAATGATTAAAATTGGCAACCAATACTTGTCAAGAAGCGGAGCAACAACATTTGCTTGGACTGGCACAAGTACGGTCATGGAGTTCGCGGTTACGGCTGGCTCGGTTTGGAATAGCATTGCAATAAACAACGTATTAGTCCCAGTTGACGGCGAGGTTGAGATTAGATTGCATCAATTAATTTGCAACGGCGGAACGGCTAACAGATACGTTGTGAGGTATGAAAATCTATCTCTAAAGATTGAGAAAACCGATGGACTATCTTTGTCTAAATTAGGGGTTAAAGCGGTTACTGGCTCACCTTATGCCAACGTGCATCCCGACTACAATACATATATTGGCGACGCAATTACGAGCAACTCAGTTTCGGCAATTCGATTGCTAGATTTTGACAATGCAGTTTCTACGGATTGGACAAGAGATGGAGTTGAAGAGTTACCTTTGTTAGATATAATCGTGCAAGAATTAGCTAACTTGAAAGGCCGAACGAATTACAGAGTATTAGCAACGATTGAGCGAAGACCAATTGACCCTTTTAGAAGTTTCTTGTTTAATGGACGATATTGGGCGCTAATAAGTTATGAACTTGATTGCAGAAAAGGAACGGCGAGAATTGAGCTTTACGATTTAGGAATAGAACCAACGACATAAATGGAAGACGTAAATATTAGCAAATTCAGAGCGCAAGTTGTTAGAGCTGGCTCGACTCCAGCCTCTCCAGGCTTTGCCGTGTCAGAGGGACAAAATCCAGTCGACCCAAGTGGCAGCGGTCAAACTCACTTGCCCGTAACAATTGCTACGGCCGCAACTGGTTTGTCTATTACAGAAAGCCAAATTTTAGGTGGCGCTGGAACTGTCGCACAATATATTCGAGGTGACGGCTCTTTGGCTGACTTTCCTGAGTCTAGCGGTGGAGGGTCATCTGTAAGTTATTACTTGAATGGTTCTGTAAGCCAAGGCACAATCGGAGGTGTTGCTTATTTAGAGATGAATAAAGTTCCCATTTTGGGAGCAGGAACTGACTTTACGAGA